CCCAGAAGGGCTTGTATTCACGCAAGCCAGTTTTGGGATTAATGGTGCCGGACCCGCCTGCTTGCCGGAGCATTTCAGCTTCGCGCGGATTGATGTGCGCCAGTTCGGTATCGCCGCCACGCCCAGCCGCCTGGAGGCGCCGCGCCGCGACAGCCAGGCCGCCACGAGCAAAGCCCTGCTCTTTCAGGCGATCCTGCAAGCCATACAGCGCGACCAAAAGCGAAATGATGTAAATCGGATCAAACTGAGCCGGCAGCGTATTTTCGTCAATTTCTTCGTCTTCAAGCGCCGCCTGGCGAACCTCGCCATACTTATCGGGGTTCTGGATCACAAACTCCAGAAGGGCGATGATTTGATCCAAGTCCTCTGGAGTGATGGGCATGTTGATGACCGCCCTCTCCATGGCGTCAATAGCCTGAGAAAAGCTTGGGTCAGACTGAGCCACTTGCATAATCTGATCGCGGATCGTCGCCATATTTCTACTCCAACGTCTGACAAAAACGCTCAGCCCACTCCCGCCAATTATCAAAATAATAAGGGATTGGGAAATTTTCTTTGAGCGTCATATTGTTAAGAAACTGCATGGCCCAATTCTGCCACTGGTCCTCAATATCCAAGCGGCCAAACGCACCATACGCATCAAGATCCAAGGAAATCTGATCTGCCCAATCCTGCAACCCAAGCCCAGTAGGGAGAGTGACGCGAACGCTCATCCCAATACCGTCCTGTCGCCGGTAGAAATATGGGCAATAATTTGACCCATCTGATAATCGCCATAGATTTCATTGCTTTCAAATCGCACCCGCAACTCACGGCGCTGCTCCTTGAGCATGACAATCTGTTCATGTGGCGTTGATGGGCTCTCGGGGAACGTAAAGATTGTGCTGTAAACCTCTGGAGCCCTTGCATTTGCTCGGCCAGTAACTTGCACAGTCATCGCGCCGCTCTGCACAAAGTCAGGCTCAATCGTCGTAATCCGCAAGTACTCGTTTTCGCCATTCACCAGCCGCGACAAGTCGGCAGTCTCAAAATATGACTGGATGGGGAAGATGTTCGGCCCATCATACTCGTCAGTCAGTTGCTCCTGAACCCAAGCCTTGTAGCCGTCCGCATTCTGAGTGACGCCCGCCAGAACCGGCGCCGCAAAGGAGTTTGCAAACTGGCCGGCAGAACGCCCGCCATTCGGCAACTCAGTATCGTACCAAGTGTTTTCGCGGACATTGTAGATGACGGCATGCGTGCATTCGGTGGCATTGCCACGCGGGTAACACCACCAAATCTCGCCATAACGAGGCACCTTAAAGACAAAGACCTTATTCTGCTGTGATTTGTTAAGACCATCAAAGAAGTAGTTGATATTCATATTGTTTGGCACTTCACGCACCACACCATTGAACATCATGAAGCGGTCAACGCCACACCAGAAAAACACGCCGTCATAGTCAATGACGCAGGTGGGAGACAAAATAGACGTGTCAGTCGCAATCACGTCAAACTGGAATATGGTAGCGCCACCGGTGAAGGTGGCACGGATAACCGCATCAAACGCCCAGAAAATGCCCGCAGGGGCACTCCCAGAACCAGCACGCAAGGGAAGGCCCTTGATGATCTTCTGGCCCCACACGCGCGCCAACCCGGCGCCAGCAGCCGTATCGCGAAGCTCTGTCGGCTCCCCAGGCTTGGACCAGCCAATAATCCCATCAGTGCCGTAGTAAAATAAATACGGGTGCAGGGAGACAATGCCGCCAGTGACATTCGCATCGGCCGGTAACGAAATTGACTTCAGCTTATTCGTCCCCAAAACATCGCCATAGAAAATCTGGCCACCCTGGTCATTGCAGATGCAGTCCAAATTTGGCGCAGCATGCGCAAGGAGGTAGTTTTGGTTTGAAGACGATTCGTACTGATAGTCAAACATCCAGATATTGTCGGCGCTTGCCGTGTAGGCAAATGACCCCCCGGCCATGTCGGTGTGCGTCTCTGTGATGGTGGTGGTCGTGACCGCCACTTGGTAGCTGTTGGGGTCCGAGCCGGCTGCAGCCGCCGCGCTAATCGTGATGACTGCACCAACGGCCGCCGCCGTGTATTCCGGCACAGATACATGGGCATTGATGTTAGCGGCAACCGCAGTCGCCGTGGTCGATAAGTTCGTCGTGAAGGCGACAGACCCAGACATGATGTTGACGCCGTCAACCGTGATCATATTCACAGACCCAGCAGCGCCGCCAGTCAATGTCACCGTCGCAGTTGCAGCAACATTGATGGGCGTCCTGTCAGTCACAACCGAACTGTTGAAGCTCCCGTCAATCGTGAATTGCTCAAGGTAATTTGCGCTACCAGATTGGCAGTAAACAAAACCAGCTTGGGTGAATGTAGACAAGCCGCGGCTGATTTCGCTCAGATATTTCTGAACCGAACGATAGCCGCCGATCTTGCGGGGCAACGCGCGCTGCCACCGCACCCACTGGCCGTCAACATAATTGTCGCCCTCAAAGCGCGTACCGTCTCGCTTAATGCCAGGCGTAGACTTGAGGACGACAGTCGTTGTCTTCATCAGAACGCGCCACCATCAATATTGCCGGCCTGCGCAATACCCAAGGCAGCCCAAGCCGCAGCCTGGCTGGCGGCCGTAAACAACGCGATGCCAGTCGAAGTGCCGCCTAGGTTAATGCGTGCGCCGCTCGCCGTGGTGGCGTTCGTGCCGCCCTGGCCAACAGTAATCGGGAAAGACACGCCTGCAGTGTCTGCCTCAAGAACGTCAGTGCCATCGCAATATAAGATAGAACGAGAACCCTGAGAAATACTAACGCTGGTGCCGCCACCAGATGGCGCAATTGTCAACGTAAATGCGCCAGTCGTCTGATTATCGACCCAATACTGCTGAATGGTCGCCGGAACGACGACAATGCGATTGCCAGTTAAAACACCACTAAATCGGTACGCAATCCGATTAAGCTCAGACCCTGTCAGGGTGTAAGTGCCAGTTCCGGCAACACTAATGACCGTATAATCAAACGCAAAAATTGCAGATTGCCCAAATCCAATGGTGTGGAAATTGGCGCCATCCGAAACAATAATGGCCGACTCATCCGGCTGGAAACTGAGCGTCGCAGAGCCATCAATCGTGATAATACCGGGCGGAGTGGCCACAATAGCGCCCGTGCCTGAATTGCGCAGGTAGAGAAACCAATTATTCCCCACCACTGAAGTGTCTGGCAGCGTAAGCACGCCACCCGCGCCGGTCCAATTATACATGAGCGCGCGGTCAGCAATGCCAGACGTGTAGTTGCTACTGAAAGTCGTGACCGGAACAGACTGACTGAGAAGAGTGCCAACTGCGACAATCCCATTGCCGGCCAGAGCAGAGGCATTTGCGACACTCGCCGCCGCGCCATACTGCAAAGACCGCCAAGTTCCTGCCGCCGTCGTGTTGCTGGCGACATAAACCTGCCAGAGCTCGCCGGCCGCAATCGTGACGACCTGCGTGCCAACGGCATTCTTGACCGTGAAGGTGCTCCCGCCGCGGTTATTGAATAGGATCGTATTGCCAGTGCCAGTCTTATTGGCAGCCGGCAAAATGACACTTAGGCCAGAGGTTGCCGGCGTGACATCAATAATCCTGGTCGCCAGATTGGTATTGGTGGAAGTCTCTTCCGGCCAGCTCAGCGTCACATCAACAGAAAGCGCAATCGAGCTGTAGCTGATTTCACTCGGGTAGATATTAGCGCCACCAAAAACGTCAGTGTAGATAGGCATCAGGCTTCACTCCTGTTGGCGCTGCGATCCATGATGCGTTTCAAATCCTCGCCGCTAATTGCCTGGGCCGCCCTGTCGTACAAAGCCTGCCACGTCTGCATGCGCTCGTCGCTCTTCAAGAATGGCGTCGCTTCCAACAGCGCCGCATAAAGCAACAAATCAGGCGCATATTCCGTCAGCCAATTCGTCTGAAACTCTTCACCCAACAGCGCAGGCTGCTCGTAATACAAAATCTCCAGAGTGCTTGCTGCGGCAGGCGTCGGCACAAGCAGCCAGTTCTGGAAGTCATAGTCAGCATAAAACTGTGGGGTGCCAGTCTCCACCTCATTCGGCCAGTAATTGCGGCAATACTCATAGGCGCGCGCGAAAATCGGCACGCCATTAAGCGTCATGCTGACAGTGTCGCGCCACCGATCTGGCTTCAAGTAGACCGCAACGCCAATCTGAAG